TCCGATCTGGGGTGGGCTTCGGTATGTCTGTCATGGGTGCCCGAGCTAACGGAATCATCCTTGACGACGTACTCGACCAGAAGCAAGCAGAAAGCGACATCGAGCAAAAGAAAGCCATCAACTATTACACGAAGACCGTCGTCCCAAGATTGAACACCCAGCATGGCTGGCTGCTGGCTGTCATGACTAGATTCGCTGAGGGCGACCTGGGCGGGCACTTCATGAAGCTCGCGGAGCAGTCAGGTGACTGGCTCGTGATTCGGACGCCCCTTGAAGCTGAGGATCACGACCCGATGGGGCGCCTGCCAGGAGAGTCTCTCTGGCCGGACCAGTTTCCGCCTGAGTTCATTCAGGCAACCAAGAAGTCCATGACCATCGCGGAATATGACCTTGTGTACCAAGCGGACCCCCGGGGCATTGGTGGGGACATCTTTACCAATGAGCACTATTTCAAGCCCTTACCCGAAGGCTTCTGGCAGCATGTCTTTCCGAGATGCTTCACCGCTCAGGCCGTGGATCTGGCGTTCTCGAAGAACAAGCGGACGTGCTTTACGGTCATCCTGACCTATGCTGTGGACGAGAACTTCAACCTCTATATCCTGCACGTAGACCGGGCACGTTATCAGATCCGAGACTCCGAAGACCGGATCAAAGAGTTGATTCGGTGGACGCACCCCCTGGTCACAGTTATCGAGACGGAGAACTTTCATGACGGAGCCATTCGTTCTATGGTCATCCGAATCATGTCCGAGATCATGTGCGATATTCGACTCGACAAGCCTGAAGCTGACAAGATCGCTCGTGCTCGACTTCCTGCTGGACGAGCCGAACATGGCTTCATGTACATTGATCGAGACGCCCCTTGGTACCGGACATTTATGTCTGAGCTACTGGGATTTCCAAACTCCGTCTACAAAGATCAGGTGGACGCCCTGTCCCTGGCGGCATCAACCGTGCAGAAGATGGAGGAACAGGCAAGACGGCTCAAGCGGACGATCACGCCGATTCACACGCAGACAGTGATGTCCGCATAAACCTGTGCTACACTGGTTGAAGTTCTCCGAAGGAGTTTGTCATGGCGAGAGCCACCGGAACGCAGGCCCTGTCTACGACTCCCGTTCAGCTTCCGGCGCAGCCGTGCCTGGAAGTGTCCATCGCGAATAACGATGCCTCGATTGTCGTCTTGATCGGCTGGAGTGCGGCCACCCAGTCCTACTCGATTGCAGCGGGCGGCAGCGTCGTCGTGCAGGCTACGAACCTGAACCAGTTGTATGCCAAGTCCGCTTCTGGAACTCCGACCCTGAGCTACATCACGTCTTAGGAGGCGCCTCGTGTCTCCTTCGAGCAAGGGTATTCCGATCACGCCGTCTGATTCGACGGACCTTACCGGGATCAAGCAGATCTACATTGGTGGGGCCGGGAACCTAGCCGTCAGGCTGACCCGAGATCCCACGACGACGCTGACCTTTACGGCCCCGCCTGTTGGCTCGGTGCTGAAGCTGAGCGTGACCCGAGTCATGGCGGCGACCACGGCAACCCTGCTGATTGGTCTGTACTAGATGGCGTTCCCTGACGAGCAAGCTCTCGTAGGCACGCCCGGTTGGACGGGGTTCGCGACCATGAACGCCGAAGACCGGGCGCATGCTGCTCTCGACTTCGTCTCAGATTTGAGACGGGACTTCGAGAAGCGCGATCAGGTGCTCCAGTTGATCGACAAGGTCACGTTTCTGGAGCAGAAGGTCAACATCCCGACGAACTACGAAGACACGGCGATCAGTGTCCAGACGCCGCTGCCTCGCCACATTATCAACCAGATCGTGGCTGCGCTCTCTCTGAACGCGCCTGCCGTGAACTTCACCCCCATCAAGTTTGGGGAAGAGGGTGAAGACGACGCGGCCTACCGGTGCCGGTTCTTCGAGGGTTCCTGGATCCGCCAGCAACGAGAGAAGAAGCGCCGGATTCACCGCTTGTTCATGGACGCTGTCGTCACCAAGGGTGAGGGCTGGCTGAAGACCTTCGAGCGAAAGAACCGGGCCTGGGCGAAGTACACCCCGTACTCTAAGAAACTGCTCGAAGAGCTTGATCGCAAGGTTGAAGCGGGGGAGATGGATGAGGATTCTCGGACGCGCCTGTGGGACGCCCAGACCGAAGAAAAGAAGCGGGGTCTGCCGTATCCCATTGAGACGACTGAGGTTCCGCCAGAAACCCTCTACTATCAACGCGGCGAGGATGGGTTTGTCCGCATCGCTGAAGTGGCTGCGGTCCCCTACTTCGAGACGCTTATCAAACACAAGGCTGCCCTGAACCACAAGGGCGAGATCGTGGCGTTGGACGACGTTGCCAGCATGCCGCTGCCGATGAACGCCTGGGGCGAAGTCTTCGGCAAGGCCAACACGATGCGACAGGTCATCGAGCGAGTGGAACTCTGGGATCCAGAACGCTGTACGGTGATTCTACGCGGGCCGGGCGACATCAAGGGAAAGAAGCGCGGCTCGGGATTGATGGTGGAGGAATGGAAACACAGTTACGGGGATCCAGATCTGGGCGTCCTACGTGGACCCTATTTTCATGCTCCGGGAATTCTCACGTCTTCGCGGGAGCCACACAAGGCCCACCTCTCTGTCCTGTTTGCCTATCTCCACTTGTTCCCGTTACTGAATTCACTGCTGACGATGCAGTCACAGGCGGCATTTTCATTTGCCTATCCGGCCTATCGTCGGACGACCCCACCTACCTATAATCTTCCGGAGGCCCCTTTTGGACTCGCGGCAGATGAGATCGCAGGCAACAGGCAGAAGATCGTCCCAGGGGCGATCTTCCCGCATGACATCGCCCCGATGGATCAGCCTCACACCAGCGTTGATCTCGACAAGGCGATTCAGTTCGTCAAGTCCCTGATAGACCTCGCCCTCCCTGACACGGTGCAGGGAGCCGTCTCGGGGGAGATGGCGGGGTACACGCTGAATCAGGCGGCGCACTTGGCAAGTCTGACCTGGGGGCCGATTGTCGAGAACGTCCAGGATTGCCTTTCTGATCGGGTAGGCTGGGAGAGCTACCTGATCGAGGAGAAGATCGGGGAGACGGTCTATGTCTACGGAGCCATGCCGCAGCCGAGAGCCCGGCCTGGATCCCCACAACAGTACAAGGCCGGATGGTTGGGAATTGGACCCAAGCAGTTGGACGGCGTCCACAACTACGACGTGGAACTCAAGCCGGCTACGATCAACAACGACGAGCTTGAACTTCGGGTTATTCGGCAAGAACTCGACATGCGCCTGATGGCCCCAGAAGAAGCCGTACGTCGCAGGGGCCGCAATCCTGTGGAGGTAGAGCGGGCGTGGATGCTGTTCGAGTTGAAGCAGGATCCAGAGATCCGGGCGAACATGAAGCAGCGGATCTTCCAGCAATTGAACATCCTGGAGCAGCAAGCCATGACGGCTCTGGGTCCAGAGGGAGCACCAGGGGGCGCCCCACCCGCACCTATGTCTGGGCTACCTCCTGGCGCCCAGCCGGGTATCTCTCAGGGGCTACCAGTAACGGGCTTCGTCCCGCCAGCGGGTTCCGTTGCGCCTGCCCCCGTCCCGCCGCCTATGTCACTGCCGCAGGCCCCTGGACAGAATCCAGGCGCACCGGCTGGAGCTAGAGGCGTTCCTGCTGAACACGCACCCCTACCTGGAGGAGGATAGTCATGCCCCCGTTTACCTGGACAAATGTCACCACTGGCATCGGCTGGTTTGTCGCGTTTATTGTCGCCATTCTCGCCGTGATCTTCTGGGTGCAGGGCTCCCTTTCAAAAGAAGCTGCTCTGGTTGTTTTGGCGATCTGCGCGGTGCGGCTCTAACGGTCGTGTAATGTCCGACAAGATCCACCCTTTTGATGCCATTGCCTCTGACCTCTTTGACTGGATGCAGGGAGAGGTGGACTACCACGTCCAGGCGATCCAGGGTGGATATCGGGCGCCGTTCTCAGCGGAGACTTCAGAGGCTGACAAACTGGAATATTACCGGCGTCAGGTCTATAAAACGAAACCGAACGGAGACATCGAGTACGAGTCTCCCAACCCCGAGGGCCGCGACAAAATTCTCAAACAATATGGGACACAAGCCTACGCGGAAATTATGAATGCGGTTAAACCGAAACAAGGGATACGCCCACCGATAGAACCTGAACCGGCGAGCGATCCGCTGGCGATGGAGATGCCTCAGATGCCCGAGGAAGTCGAGCCTGTTCCGTGATGTCAGTCTACGGCGTAGGGCATGTGTTGGAGTCGGAAGGCTCTAACAGCCTGGGCGGCGTCCTCTTCGTGGGTGAAGTAGCCTACATGATGCATGATGCCGTTGAGTGTGGCCCGAGCACACCAGCGGCCTGTAGGACTACGGTGTCCAGGCTTCTTCCAGGAAACGCCTCGATACTTCGAAGAGGCGAGTCTTTTTTGTTTGGATCGGTTTTGGGTGTTCTGGGCTGGGGTGACTTCCCGGAGATTGCTGGACCGATTGTCCAGGTGCTGCCGATTGATGTGGTCGATGACGACGGGGTCACCATATTCGGCGCACATGACTTCTCGATGCAGATAGATGACCATGCCCGACTGGATGCGAGCGGCTCGTTCATCGCCACCAAGATGCCAGCGGTGCTGATTGACCCAGAACGCATCAGCGGTGTCGATCAGGGTGTACGCTCGAACGGAGCCGTCACGAGCATACAGGGGGACGAGGGTGATATCCTCAAGGCACATCAGAGTTCCCTTCTGGTGTCGGTCCCTGCATCGTTTGCCCGATGGCAGGGACATTCGCTACTAGTGTAGCAGAAGGGAGTTTATGAGATGGCGAAGAACAAAGAGTCTTCTGAGGACCGTCTATACAATTTGCAGGCCCAGCAGTTGGCGGCAAACGTCGCCAACTGGGCAGCCACTCTAGAGTTTCAAAAGACTCGATTCCAGCTTCTGGAGATGCCGCAGTTCCAGCAGGGCATGCAGCTAGAGGTAGATAAGCTCGCGTGGCAAAAAGCCCAGGACACCTGGGAGCGAGCGTATCAGGAAGCTGCTATTACCGGAAACTATCAGGGTCAGCCTACAACACAATGGCTGATGGATCAGGCGCGTCTGACGGGTTCGTTTAATGGTCAGCAAACCCTGGAGGGCAAGCTTACTGACGCCCAAGTCCAGGATATGCACGACAAGATGAATCTCGCGAATGCTCAATTTCTTACCGCTACGACCGGGTATCTAAACGGGCAGAAGACCTTTGACCGCGAGAAGTTTGAGGCAGCCCAGGCCCTCGAAGGCTGGAAGTTCATCGCGACCCTGTCAGGTCCGCAGAACGCTTTCAAGCAGGCGAGAGCTATTGCCTCGACACCTGGGGGCCTGAATCAGTTGATGGATGCGTTTGCCGGGCAGTACATGCTTCCTGGCAGTGCGGCAGTAGGATCGGGAGGCGCTGGCGGGAATGATCCCAACGGGCAGTTGAACGATATGCGGATGGGGTGGGGAGGAGTTTCTGGTATGCAAGCACCTCCTGCCCCTTATGGATCTACGATTCCGGCGAATACCCCGCAGTACAGTCCGCCCCAGTACGGTCCTCAAGCGCCGTTTGTTCCAGTGGCTCCGTACATAACTCCGGCCCCGGTAGCCCCGACGACTCCTACCCCAACAACCCCCACTGGCCCTGATTTCGCGTGGTTCAATCCCATTCCTCGACCGAGTGATCCGGATTATGGAGATACGACGGCTCGATGGAATGCCGCCCATCCTGGATACGCTCTCGATAGTTCTCCTATAGGTTTTCATTCGATTAATGGGGCTCCCATGCCGTACACGCATGGGCAGTATCCAGACATCGACGCGATAGCTGCTTCCCAAGCTCCGACTACTGCTCCCCAGGTTCAGGCAGCGGTTGCTCCTGGTGCTCCTACGGCGCAGGCAGCGGGCTATATGTACACGCCTCCTGGGGTACAAGCTCCTCCTGGAGCCTATAACTATTCGGGTACTCAGACTGGAGAAGTTCAGGTCTATCCACCGGGGGTGTACTCTCCTGCTCAGACGGCTGACGTGAGCAGCTACACCCCGATGGCCCCTGGATCAGCGACTGCGGTAGTCAATCAGCCCTATCAATACGCGGGTGGAGTGACTGCTCCTGTGAGCGGGGGCGGACTAGTCAACCCAAACCAGATCAACGCCAGGAACTACG